ACGTGTATTATAATGATACAATTGTTCTATCTCAAAAGACAATGTATATGCCTATATCGGATCCATCTTATACGAATATGAAGGGTGTTACTTCCGGTTCGAATACATTAAAGGGTGAACTGGCATTGATGAATCTCTATAATTATCGCCTGAGTAGCTTGGATGTGAGCGCAAAATACAGAGAATACGCAGATACGCGAGGACATCCGCGTATTCCGCAAAGTGTAACTGCTAATTTTTCCGTGAATTTGTGTCCATCCGGTGGCTGTTTTGACATGCCCGTGATTAAACCTGCCTCGCCGATGTATGAATGGACTTCCTCTTACAGCTAGTAAAGATCCTATTTATCTTTAAGACATGTACGATTTAATATTATATTTACTTGTACTACAAGTAAATATAATATGAAAAGGCACATGTCTTAATTTTGGTATATAAATATAGAAGTATGGATAACAATCCTCCAAGTAATAGTTCGTTGGGGTTTAGAATTATAACTGTTTTGTTTGTTGTTCTCGGCTTAGTAGCTATTTATTACCTATACCAATTTTTATATACTTCTTCCAATAATAAAAGCACTATGTTGCTTTCAGGGAAGCAAGCGGCAGATTCATCTCCTACAAACCTCCCGACAATCCCCACTCCCTACGAGGGTGGAGAATATTCTGTGAATACCTGGGTCTATATAAGCAGTTTCAATAAAAATATGAATAAGCGGAAACATATATTTGAGCTTCAAGGTAATATCTTTTCAACACTTTTGATTGGCCTGGGTGCATTTAATAATACCCTGGTGGTTCGGACACATACAAAGTCTGTCGAAGGATTTGCCAATTCGAACACGGGTACAACTACATCCGGTGGTTCTACATCCATAGTCCCCCCAAATGCCCAAGATAATATTGGTAATCTTTCGGCTTCCTCATTGGACTCCATGTTCGCGGCGTTAGCTATGAATGATTCTTTACTGGATACTCCCCCCATTTGTGATCTACCCGAGATTGATCTCCAGCGCTGGACGATGGTTACGGTAGTTCTCACCGGTCGCACCATTGACGTATATATAGATGGAAAACTCAGCAGATCATGTGTGGCCCCATCCTATTACAAAGTAGATCCTACGGGTGTGAAGGCAGTTATGACATCCCGTGGCGGATTTGACGGATATACAGGTGCCACATCTGTTGCAAATTATGCCATGAATCCGGATGAGATTTATAGGTCGTATCTTTCGGGACCAGATCCCTCTTCTATGAATTTTTTGAACTGGTTTGTCTCTCTTTTCAAAGGTTCCTCCTAACTAGAGAATGGACGATCCATATAATAGATCAATAGCTTCAGAAGTACCCGGGCAAATTTTAACAGGTGTAATCACAGTAGTTGTAACGGTATTAGTCGCTTTTTCAGCCGAGATGTTATACGTCATTACTATGAATTTCCGCAACCGCTTTCAAACACTCGTAGGTTCTACAGTAAACGCGGGTGAATCTAGTATTGTAATACATCAAGATGAATCCAAATATACAGATGCGAAACCTATTGGCGTATCTGTCAATGAACGAACGGGTATTGAATTCGCATATTCAACCTATTTGTTTATAGAGCCATCTACTTTCACTGGAAATGATGTGTATAAGCATGTGTTTCATAAGGGATATTCAAATCCCTGGCCTCTGATGGGGCCTGGCGTATTTATAAATGGCGTTACAAATACAATGCGTGTAGTAATGAACACATATAAAAATCCTTTCACATATGCCGATGTCTTGAATGTTCCCGTAAATAAATGGTTTCACCTTGTCTTGAATTGCTATAAAAAGGGCCTTGATATTTTCATTAATGGAAATCTGGCGAATCGCATTTCATTTCAGGACACGATACCCTATCAGAATTATCAGGATATTGTTATTTTTTCAAATTCAAAGAATAACACATTGAATGGGAGCACTATACCTGCTCTGAATGATCATGACTTTCATATGGAAGGTTCTATGGATGGCCTTATATCGAATCTGATATATGCCCGGTATGCACTTTCTATGAATGAAATTCAGAACTTGATGACAGCTGGACCTTCTTCAAAAATGCAGCAGAAAGTATACGATAAGCCCCCCTATTTGGGGGATGATTGGTGGACACGCAGTTCTAGTTAAAAAGGCCTAAGCATAATCTCTTCTATTCCAGTAAGGATTCAGAAGAGACTATGACGGGTGGAGGATTATTAGCACTCGTCGCATACGGCGCTCAAAATGTTCTTTTGAGCGGAAATCCGCAGATGACATATTTTTACAAGGCGTTCAAGCGCTACTCGCATTTTGCTATGGAAAGTATCACAATCCCACTTACAGGACCCAACGAGCTTTCTTACGATCAACCCATACAACTCCGGGCGAAAATCCCTCGGTATGGAGATCTTTTATCCGATATGGTATTTACCTTTACCATACCTGATATATACAGTAAATATATAACTCCAACAACTCCAGGTCGCATCAGTCAATGGGAATTTCAGTGGGTCCGGTATCTTGGCGCGGCAATTATTCAGAACGCAGCGATATTTGTAGGTGGTCAGAAGATTCAGGAGTTTGATGGAGCGTATCTTCTGAGTCGTGCGCTATTGGACATAGATCAAGACGCATTTCTAAAATGGAAATATCTCGTGGGGGACACTCCCGAACTTACAGAGCCGGCCTTGGGAGCATATGCGGGTGGCACGAATCATACTGGGTATCCGACGGTGATTCCAGACACGAGTCGCATACAACAGTTAAATCGTCCCTCTATTTTTGGTCGTAATATTCATGTCCCTCTATCTTTCTGGTTTACGGAAGCTCCGTCGCAGGCTCTACCACTGATAGGTCTTCAATATCAAGAATGCGAGATCCAATTGACTCTCAATCCAATCTCGCAACTTTATACGGTGCTCGATGCTTCCGGATATCGTGTGGGCCCGGATTTCAGTATGAATGCAACCGCCGATCAAATATATCAGAATAATCCTAATTATTCCGCGACTACGAATACAGGTGCGCAGATACGCAACTTTTTTACGGATATTGGTTTTTCAGTGCCGGCCCTGAACAGCTGGTTTATGAATCCGATTCTACAGGGGACGTTCATATACTTACCGAAAGAGGAGCAGCAGATATTTGCCAGTAGGCCACTCAGTTATATGATCCCACAGCTCGTGACATATCCATTTCCCGGACAATATACACGCCAACTTCTTGACCTTCAAACACATAATCCAATCACGCGACTCATTTTCATTCAACGTCGTTCCGATGCAGGGCAGCGAAATGATTTTGCGAATTTCACAAACTGGTATACATATCCATTCGCGCCCTTTCTACCTACTCCGAATGCCACCAACTTTCAAAAACAGAGTTCTACGTCGGGCATCCTAATAGCAAATACGCAGCAAGATATTATTAGGAGTCTCCGAGTATTATGCGATGGGAATGAAATCCAGGAACAGAAGCCCGTAGATTTCTTTACGCGCTTCTCTACCTATAGATATACAAGGGGAATTGGCCAGGATGGGTTGCCTATATATTCGTTTCAGTTGGGACAATCCCCTACTCAAGCTTCGGGTTCCATCAATGCCAGTCGCATACGAAATTTTCAAATAGATATGGACGTCTATCCTCTCCCCGTAGATACGAATTACACGTATGATATAACCGTCTATGTAGAAAATATCAATTGGTTTGAGGTTGTATCAGGTATGGGAGGGCTCAAGTATGCTCTCTAAGGCAATTCTTTCGGCCAATTTACCTGAATATGGGGTTCCAGAAGAGCTCGCCCTCCTTTCATCACTTTTGCCGTGTTTGGAGAAGCGGTCAGCAGATCTGCGAGTTCTTCTTCATCTGCGACAATGTAGCAATTCTTCTTATCAATGAAATCTGTCGCAAAGTCTTCCACCCAGCGCTTATTTATAACAAGAGCACACTTGTTATAAATAGCCTCTAGGAATGTATATTGGGATCCTCCCCCATCATGTTTAATCACACTCATATCAACCACGAATTTGGCATCTCTCAGAATATTGGAAAGTTCTTCAAAACTCTTCTCGAATTGGCCCTTATAATATTTCTGAAATCCCATATCCTTTAGTTTAAAGAATACATATTGGCGATTGATTGCTCCATATATATCTACCGGGTCATCCAATAGTTTATTGGCTTTTATAATAATATCCGTGTGCTTATCAAAATCCACCCGAGATATACTTACGGCCCTATCAGGATGAGGATCCTTTTTGAAAGGATATTCATAAAATGGATGCAGTATGAACTTGCTTTTCACCCCGAGAGTATCTTTCAAGAACTTTTTTACAGATTCACGAATGGTAATGATCTTGAAGCGACTTAAATTCCTGAGAACGGGCTCCTTGCCTTTGCCAGATACTTCTGTAGGGTCGTGTATGACGAGATAGCTCCCC